GTCCAAAGATGTGAAATAGTTTCCGCTCAAGTCCATCAGGTCTTTCATAACCCAAGGATTGAAGAACCATGCTCGGTCATCTTCAGGAACGTTAGATGCATCAAGACGGGCTTGTGCTTCTGTCAGATCTAGGTTGGTGATTGTGCTTCCACCGCTATTGACTGCTGGATGGCTGGATGAGCCAGCTGCAAAGATTGCTGTGTCGAGAGCTTTCGCTACTGCGTAAGCAGCTTTCTTGTAACCCAACATCTTAGCTGCGTATTTAGATTGCGCATTAAGTTTGTCAGAGATAACGAATGGGTTAGCCTTGTAGGTTGCGAGAGACAAAGTTGTGTAAGTCTCTGTATTGGCCTGCAAGTTGTCAGTAAGTCTTTTACCTTCCGTGTATGTGAAAGGTGTCTGTTCAACAAGATTGTTTGGAATGTATACAGTGTCACCGCTAGAACTTACGAGGGAAGAAAAGTCACGAAAGTGCTTTGCAGCCTGTAAGTTGGCGTCACGATGTCCATTGATAAACTCCACCCACTTCTTGTCAATCAGTTGAGCCTGCGAAACGGCTGTGTTAACTGATGTGATTGGTGCCATAATAATTTAACCTCTACTTTCCGAAGGATTTTGCCATCCTATCGAATAAGTCCACTTGTTCTTGGTCTTCTTTGGATATTCTGGTTGCTTCGGGAATAGCGGTTGTTGGTATTTGTTTAATTGGTTTAGATTTGTTTTCTTCAGAGAATTGACCGGAAGTCATGTCTCTAAATAGTCGGGCGATAACAGCGTTATCAGCGTCCTCTAACGTTTTGCCAGTCGCTTTCATTTCACTTTGTACCAAGTCGGCTCTGTCCTTAAAGGATGGGTCGGTTAGTAATCGGTTATTGACTAGCGTGGTGGCTTCCACATCGAGAAACCTTTTGACTGTTTCGTCCTCATTCTCTGGGTCTTGGTATTGCACTTGCCTCAGTTGCGCTTCTGCGTCTTTGCGACGTTGGCGTTCCTTCTGCAAAGCAATCCTTAGATTCCCTTGAATATCAGTGACTGCGTTTTCTACGACTTCACTGTCGGTAGTCTCTTGCTCCTCTTGAGGGGTCGGTTCCTCTTGGTTTGGCATACCATCATTTACGACTGATTCCTCCATATTATTAGTACCTGTTTTTACGAGTGGCCTCCTCGTTATTTAAACTATTAACTTTTGATAGGTACTCTTGCTTATTAAGCATCCATTCTTCTTGCATGTCATTCTTGGAATATTTGGTCTTGATTTTGCATTTCTCCCTTAAATCCATCTTATATAATTCATCCAATAACATGTTACCCATTTGATTTGTAATAATCTTCTATCTTAGCCTGTAACCATTTGAACTCCTGTCTTTTCACGATGATGATTCGCGCTATCTTCATTATCTCGTCATCTGTCTTGGCTGAATCCAAATCAATTAAGAGGCTTGAGATGTCCGATTGTTCTTCAATTATCCCGAGGATTGCGTCTTTCATTTAGTTGGTTGAGGTGGCATTGCACTGTTTGCCATCTGTTGATTAACCATTTGTGCTTGTCCTTGAGCGAATTGAGGCACTTGGCCTCCCATCGCCATTGAGTGATCATTGATATGCTGGACTAGCATCTGCATCTCTTCTGGTGCCATTGGTTGTCCGTCTGACTTGATGCCTACCTTGGCTACCTCTTGATGAATCTGGAGATGGACTTGGTGATCGTCTGTCGGCAACACCCTCGCTACCACAGGATTGTCTGATTCTTGAATAGCATCATCCAGTTGGCTCATCTGTCCTTGGACTTGTTCTTCTTCACGCTCTACTAGGCTTGGCAGGAAGTTCTCCATGTCCCTAATTAACATGCCGTTCTCTAAAAGTCTTTCCCAAATCGCTTCTTTATTGATCGGCACTGGTGCTGGAGTTTTTTCTTCTGCGTACGCTTGATTGAGTAACAGCGTCCATTTCTGTATTTCTGCCTGTTGGGAAGCTAACATTGTTGAACCCGCAATCACCAACACGTCCTTAATGGCTTCAATATCTTTAAATTTGATAGTTTCTTCTGAGACTTTGCCTTTCTTGCCCAAGATTCGGTAGACAATCTTCTTATTTTCCGCTAAGAACTGCTGGTTCATGTATAAGGCATACTTTCCCATCGGTTCGAGGACTTGTTTCTCGAAGTTATCCATAATCATGCTCATGCGCGCGTTTGATTCTTGAGTTTTGATTTGTATTTCACCTAAAGTCTTGGATCCCCCTAATTGGTCGGCACCTGTTTGAAAGTCTGTAATACCAGAAACATTCTGTTTGCCTTTCGTCAGATAGTCATTCACGTATTGGATCCCGTTCATGTTAGGCGTAGGCGTCTCCATGACCCTCACAGACGCTCCCAGTTGTTTGACTGGCACCAGAACCCTTGAGCCATACTTAATCGCATTAGGCGCAAGGACATTCGCTGGATTGAACTCCATCGGTCTGGCTACGTCTGTCCATAAAGCCTCAATCGCCATGTTCAAAGTGTCTTCTTCAGCGTCTAAAATACCGGCGACTGGTTCAATCAACCCAAAACCATAGAACTTTCCGAGTCTGTCCACTGGTCTAAAGATGCCGATTGGTGCGAACTTCTTATCCAAAGTGTTTTCTTCGCTTCTAATGACAGAAGGATTAGAGCCTTCAAAACAACCTAACGTCACCACGAAATATTCATAATAACCTTGGTCGTTTAACACTCGGACATACAGTTCAGCCACTTCTACAATCTCATCTTCAGCCAGTCTTCTTTCTTGATAGACTGAAATGCCGTCTCGTTGCTTGAGTTTTTCTTTGAATTGGTCAGTGTTTCTGATGTTATAAACAATATCATTTACTTTGTAGCCGGCTTGTTTGAGTTCTTTGACGCTCAGTCGGCTCTTATAACCTAACACCCGAGCATCGTTGATTTCTTCCGCGTCTACGTTCCAAATCAGGTCAGAAGGTTTCAAAGGTTCAAAAGTATAGTTGGAAATAATATCCTCAGCGTCCTTGACTACTGTCTTGGCAAAAGGTTCCAACAGTCTGTTAGTGACTTCAATGCCTAAAATCTCTTTGGCTCGGCGTTTATAGACCTTTCGTTCTTCTTTCCAGCCCATCTTCCAGCCAGCTAACCCACAAACCAAGCCCCACTTAGCGACTTTCTTAATCTTGGATTGACATTCAGCTTCAGTCCATTGGTATTCACTGTAGTTGTCATACATTTCAGCCGCTTCCGAGTCTTCTCTACCTCTAGCGAGATACCTGTATTTAGGCTGTCTTGAAAGTAATCGAGGGATAGCGTTCTCTACCAAAGCATACGCTCCGCCTAAAGTGATTTTAGACTCTGTGTTAGAAGATATCGAGCCTTCTCTCAGTTTATTCTCATAACGATCAACTAAACCTAGCCAACGCTTCTCAAGGGCGTTGTACTCATCCTTATGGTCTAAATATGTATTGATGGCTATTTGTTCTACGATTTTCTTATCCATATAATCAATAGCTAGTTTTTATGTCTCCGTAATTATTAAAGTCTTCTATAAACGTAAGCATCAAAGCGTCAGCGTGGTCAGGCGAATGATAACCTTTCTTTTTCATCTCCACTTTGCCCATAATCTTCATCTTGCCACTCAGTTCTTTTCGGTGCCTGATAGAAAGCATCTCCTCCCAGCCTTGATGCGTTACTAGCATCCCTCCTCGCTTAATCCATTCTCTTTGTTTCCAATAAGCGTAAGCTCTTAAGTTCAGGAATAAATCTTGGTCAACAGCGTTGAGCGGTCTTTCTCCGACATTGACGGCGTTCACTCTGATATTGGATAACCCCATCTCTTGCGCCACATTCGCTCCTACTCCGAAATTGTCTACTGTGACATTCTCTGGCTGGATATTGAAATGGTGCATTAAAGTCAAAGTCTTTTGGGCGATTCCTTTAGAGTTGGAAATCCTTTCTGTTGCAATCACTCTAGACTTGAAGTTATCTCTGGCTATCCAGATTGTTTTATCGTTTCCTTCGCCGGCTGGATCTACGCCTAGCTTAATGTCTCCTATAAAATTATCGTCTTCAGTGTATTTTAAATCTTGGTCTGTATATAAAGGCACATAACCTCCCTCATCCATCATGTCTTCTTTGGGGAAGTCTCCTTTCACCCGAATAGCGTACTCATCGCTGTCTCTTCCGTGCTTCGCAATGATTCTGTCCGTGAACTCTTGGTCGACTATCGGGCTGTCTTCACTGTTAAAATGCAAGGTGTTCCAGTGTTCTTTGTCCTTATGGTGGCTATCATAGAAATATCCTATCAATCTCGTGGCGTTGGAAATCATGATCACGATCGCTCGCTTGTCTGTTAAAGCTCCTTCGGCGGTATTGAAAATCTCTTCTGGCACTCCTGAGGCTTCATCTATTAAAAACATCACGTAATCACCATGCACTCCGGCTAAAGCTTCAGGGTTTTCTTTCCTGGCGGTCTTTGCTCTGGCAAACCAGATTTCCGGTGATTCTATTATCCGAACATAATTATTCGACCATTCATATTTGGCTCTTAATGGTTCGGGCATCTTCTGAAGCCATTTAGAAACTTCTTTCCACAGAACATCGTGCATCTGATCGGAAGTGGGAGCTGTACAAGGAACCTGCGCATCTTTGAAACAAAACAGATACCAGATAATCAACCAACTCATTGTTGTACTCTTTCCGATACCATGACCAGACCTGACTGAGATTCTTTTCCTATCAGTTTTTAAAGCTTCTTCTACCTCTAATAAAATGTCATGTTGTTGCCAAGTAATGTGCTTTCCTTTAACAAACTTCTCATTGTCTCTTTCGGGAACTAATCCCCATATACATTCAATGAAATATATTGGAGATTGTTGGAACTTTTTAAATAACTCTATATCTTTTTCATTCATGGGATTTTTTGAATAAATCCGTCAAACTGATATTTCCTTTA